TTTTGGGTTGATTTGGGTGGATTTGGGTGGATTTTGGCTTCCATAGAGGCACGAAATGGCGATGTTTTTATTAAGTTAGTGTAATAAATGACTAAAAAAAAGCCCCGATTTATGGTCGGGGCCTTCGAGGTGTGATGAGATTAGTCTTGAATAATAATTTTCAAATGGGTTTTGTAGGATGGTTCGCCATCTTTTGATGTAGAATACCACACAAATTGCCCAGGAAAATCTTCAATACGAGCAAATGTCTCATTGGTTTCTTTGCATGCATAGTATTCCCTACCATTCAGCCAATGACTTTTTATTACAATTCTCTGATCTGGTTTTGTAATTTTGTCAATTTTTTTGATTATCTTTTTGCAATACGGGCTGAAGATAGTTTTTCCATTCTTCAGTAATTTATACAGCTTTTTTTGGAGCTTTAGTGTTGCGTCATACTCTTTTTGTGTTTCCATTTTATACTCCTATAAGTTTGTAAAACCCTGCTCGGATGCAGGGCTTGAGGTGTGATGAGATCAGAATTGTTGGATGATAAAACCGACACCATCAATTTTAATGACGTCTGTTTTGTCTCGTATGTCATCAATAGTTTTATAGTCATCGGAATAATCTCTTTGGAATTCTTCAAGGTTTTTATATTCATTGTAATCGCAGCATATAGCGATTACGTCAAGTTCGATTGCAGATCCAGTGTCATCTTCAAGGTTGTTTAGATAGTCGAACAGTGCTTCAAGTCCTTCGTAAGAGAAGTTATTTTCTCTGTTGTAGTCCTTGAATGCCTGCCTGAAATTCTGCAAGTTGATTGTCTTTTTCATCTTATTTCCTTCCTGTGTAAGTCATACACCATTCATTGAAATTGTCAATCATGTCTCTCATTGAATTCATCTCATCGTCATATAATGAGCTGTCAATGTGCTTATCTTTAAGTTTGCTTACTTCGGTTTGTCCGAAATTCTCATAGATACCCGACTGTTTTACTCTTTTGATCAGAGCGTTAGTCATTCTCCTGATGTCTTGCCTTAGGTTTTTCATCTTATCACCTCTTTGTTTAGTTGTTGCTTCTTTTGTCTAATCATTTTAGACAGAAGTTTAATGTCTGTTTCGGTCAATGTTATCTGATAGGTTCGAGAATAGGAAGTCGTGCAGGTTGCTGACTCAATGGCTTCAAATAACACTTCAAGACCATCGTTTACGAAACAGTGAACCGGGCTCAGTTTGTTTGGCATATCTTTATCAATCTGCCTTCTTACCGATACCAGTCTGTCTTGGTCTGTTGTAATCTCGTCAAGTTTCATCTTATCACCTCTTATTCATCACCGAAGGGAGTGTACCCCTCGGCGTTTTCGTTATATTCGTTGATGTCTCTATACTGACACCCGCCAACTTCTTTGGACCAGTAATTGCCGTATTCGTCCATCCACGCACCGCCTGGATAGGTAGCGTCCCACGTTCTTTGATTCATCTTATCACCTCGTTTTCATTGATGAGCAAAACATGACAAATACCTAAACTCCTGTCAAGTTTTATCGAAATGAACGCCTGCGACTAAAGGATTCGTGCGTGCGAGGGCTCACCTTCGGGGGGCAGGGGGATGCTATATATATATATCCAGCACGCATAATTTTCCAATAATTTCACCATAGTATTCCGCCTTGAATTTTCTATTATTTTACATCATTTTCACACGAGTAATTTTCGACAAAAAACAAGAGAGGTAAGCAATAAGGAAGCGATGAAATATTTTTTAAAAATAGAACCGGCAATAGAGCCCGAAGATAGGCATAAGATAGAGAAGGTATTACAAGAAATGGGATATCATATATTAGGTGGGGGGACAGATAATGATATGTCTTCTTGTGATATTTCGTTTGACACACCAGAAGACGAGGAGAAAGCATGAAGAACGATGTAAAGAGTATCAGGGTTGTTAGGGAGATGGGGGCGAAGTGGACTGATGGTGGGGAAGTATCGAATGCTGGATATTTTGAATTAGATATTGAGGGGGATTTTTTATTACGTATGTTTGGTAGTTTTATGGATGACATTATTTATGGTTCGAGTTGCAAGTTTACGATTACGTTTGAGGTTGAAAGGGAAGGATGATAGAATATTTACCTAAGCAGTTATATTTATTACCAGCGAAGTCAGATGCAGTAGTATTTGGGGGAAGTCGTGGAGGAGGCAAGACTTATGGTTGTTGTGCAAAGATGGCGTTGGATGTAGTGGAGGAGTACACGGAGTCGAAGTTATTGCGTTTGAAGTTATTCAGGGAGGATTACAGGAGTTACAGGCGTGATGGGGTGTTATATTTTTACAAGATGTTGATAGATTATCCTGAGTATCTTGGGTGTTGTGTACGTAGGACAGAGCCGGAGTTGCGGGATAATACTTTGAAGGAGCAGCGGAAGATATATCCGCAGTTTGGTGGCAGTTGGTTAAAGAGTGAGCGGACGTGGGAGTTTCCGAGTGGTGCTTCGATAGTTAATCGACCGTGTCATCGGGATGAGGATTTGAATTATTTTCAGGGTCAGAATTTTCAGAGGGTTTATGTAGGGGAGTTAACTCAGTTTACGGAAGCTTATGTAGATGAGATAGAGTTATGTTGTAGGAGTTCGCATGAATTTATCAAGAAGCAATTATTATATGACTGTAATCCGGGAAAGATTGGGCATAAATGGGTTAAAAGGAAATATATAGACAAGTGTCTTACGGTATTGGATGGTGCGAAGCAGTGGATTGAGGAGTATGGTATCTGGTATCAGTCGAGGAAGCCTGGCGATATTTATACTACTGATGGTGGTGAGACATATTATTTTATACCATCTACGGTATTTGACAATAAATATTTAAGTGTGAAGGACAAGAAGTATGTAAGGAATTTATTGGCGAAGAACAGGATTTTAAGAGAGATGTGGTTATTTGGTAATTGGGATGTATTTGCAGGGCAGTATTTTGATATGTGGGATGATAGTATCCATGTAGTTGATGAGAAGGAGTTTTATAATGCGAGTGATAATATAGAGTTAATTGAGAAGAAGCGTCATTTTGACTGGAGCGATTATAGATTGTACAGGAGTTTTGATTATGGATTCAAAGCACCTTGGGCTTGTTGTATTTGGGCAGTGCATAATGTTACTCATGATATAATACAGATAGGGGAGATATATAAGTCAGGATTGACTTCGGCACAGCAGGCGAGAGATGTTAAATTATATTGTGTTTCTGAGTGGAGTTTAACTAATGATGATTTTGAAATGAATTTGGCAGACCCGAAGAGTTACTGGAAAAGAAACGATACTGGTGATGATTTTGTAAGACCAAAAGATTATTACGATAAAGAGGGGATATTTCTATTAGAGGGGAATAATGACAGGGTACAAGGTGCTATGATGGTAAGTGAAGTATTGCGGCTGAGACAGGATGGAACGCCGAGATTAACCATATTGAGTAATTGTATAAACACAGCAGATACCATACCGAATCTACCAGCGGATGAGAACAAACCTGAAGATGTGGACACGAAAGCAGAAGACCATATATTCGATGCGTGGAAATATTTCTTGACACATATTTTATTAGAGGACATAGAACGACCCATGAAGAAGAAGAAAGGTTGGCGAGATAAAATAGCCGACAAAAGAAGAATGATAGAAAAGCAAATATGGAAGGTAGCATGATTAAGAAATATCTTGAATATAACACTAAAGAAAGTTCTACACGATTAAAGAGTTTCATTTGGTGTATAGTATTCATTATCATAGATTTAGCGATACAGACGTCTCTATGCTTGTCTATTATCAACAATTCAGACCTTTTGAAAGAGATACCCGTTCTTGTATTCATACTTGTTAACATTCTCATTCATTTTACTGCAATGTTTTATCCGCAATATTTACAGAAAATTCTCGAAATGGGGGCTGATTTAAAGAGATGAAAATGAAAAACATTATAGAACGTAGAGCCAAGTTCGTATATGAAGGGGCACGGTTGGCTGCAATCGCATCAAGAGCCCCTATTGTTCCTGCACAATGGTCAGAACGTGAGGAGAATTTCAAATTACAGTTTCTTGATGTTATTGAGCGACAGTGTGGGGAACAGAGGTCAAGGTCGCCAGAAGAACTACATGGTAGTTGGGTACAAGCATATTTAATAATGGGATGGACTTATGGGAAAGTATATGATAAGGATAAGCATATACATCCTGATTTAGTACCTTATGCCGAACTTGGACAATTAGAACGTGATAAGGATGCCGTATTTGTAGCCCTCTGTGAGGTTGCAAGACAATTCATTTATGAAAAGGATTCGAAATGAAAGTATTAGGTTGGATTTTAGCATTTATCTTTTTTGGTATTTCGGTTTATCTTTATTTCCACGAAGATATAGAATACATTAATCAAGTTGAGTATAAAACTGTTGAAATTGAGAATCCTGTGAATGAGAAACTTATTTTAAAAGCAGAAATATTATATACGCTTTCAGAAAAAAGACAGGCGAAGGTTGATTCGTTGATGGCAGAGATTGATAAATTACAAATGGATAAAGAAGACAATGAAATTGAAATTCAAGACCTTGAAGCATTGGTTACTTATACGGAAAACCAATTAGACTCGATTGCTTCTGCTGATTTTAAGATTGATAACTATGAAGGACAAATATTATTCAAATACAATGAAAAGAAATTTGAACTTAATTATAAGAAAATGTATGATGTATATTTACAGGAGCGGAGGAAAAGTTTTTCGTTTATTTTCAGTTGCTACGCAATAAAACAAAAGGATTGGGGAGTAGAACTCGGTGGTTCTATTGGATTCCCTAAAATTTTTAAAAATTTAAACTTCGGAATAAGGGGAAATTCCTTTGGCGGATTTGGTGCGGGATTGGATTATAAATTATGAATAAACAAAGTACTGTAAGTAAAGTATTAAAACTACGGCTCGATAGTATAGAAGGATGGGCTGATGCACGAGAATCTGCAAAGACCTGTATAAACTATATAAACAATAAACAATTCACAGATGAAGAAATAAGTAAAGCAGATACGAATGTTAAACCACTTCTAACGTATAATATTCTCGTTGCAAAACTTAATGTTCTGCTTGGGAATGAGCAATTAAGCAGAAGAATTGCGAAAATCCTACCACAATATAGTGATGATGAAAATGTTGTGCGAATACTGTCGGATAACTGGGAACACATAATAGAAAAAGAACATCTTGAAAAAAAGATGGTGCTTGCTCTTGCAGACGCCTTGATATGTGCAACTGGTGGATGGATACGGAGAAAAATCAAATTAGACGATATGGGTTATTTGGAATTCTGTTATGATATTCTCGATTCCCTCGATGAAGTACATCCCGATCCTGACTTCAGACGATATGACTTAATGGACGCTAAATATGTTGCCATAGATGGATGGATGACAAGAGACGATATTATAGTCGAATGGGGAAAATCCGATTTTGATGATAAGACAGAATGGTGGCACGATGTTTTACCAAATCTATTTGATGTTGAAAGTAAAAAAGAGGGAGGAGATTATAGGAGAGGTGCAAAATATCTTGTAACATGTCTTGAAGAAAGAATTGTAAAACCTGTAAATATAATTCAAGTGGATGGAGAGTATTTCAGATTAACAGATGAGGAAATAAAAAAACAATTTCCTGATGCTGGAATACAGTACATAAAAAAAGATAAAGATATACGAATTAAAACCACAACTATAATTCCCGAACTTGATTTTGTTCTTGAAGAAAAAGTGTTTTCGTTTCCTACTAAAAGATTCTCAGTATTTCCATGTTTCAGTTTTGATTATAATATGACCAAGAGTTCTCAAACCTCGCTTATAGAGTTGCTTAGAACTCCCCAGGACCGTATAAATAAAGGTGCAAGCCAAAGAGTTGACTATA